GATTCAAGCGAGCTACGGAGACTCGAGGAATTACAACATCGGACGGCGGAGGACGTTACGACGTAAAGGCTGCAAAGGAAGCAGCTCTGCAAGGTATACCAATTAGCTTCTGTTTATTCGATGAGCTTCACTTAGCCAAAGAAGGAATGTGGTCTGCAGCCGTTCTTGGAACTTCGCAACGTAAGGATGGAATCGTCGTTGGAATCACAACCGCGGGAGATCAGAATTCGAAGACTTTGATAGATCTATACAAGTCAGGCAAAGCAGCTTCTAATGGAGCAGCTGATTTAGAACGCTTTGGCTTCTTCTTATGGGAAGCACCGGAGAACTCAAAGGTCGATGACCCAAAGGCAATCATGGCAGCTAACCCATCCGTCGCTGCAGGTCGAATCGAAATGGAACAAGTTATCTCGGACTTGAAAACAATCCCGGAACACGAAGCTAGAAGATACCGACTAAATCAATTCATCGCTGGATCTACGAACTCATGGTTGCCAGGAGACATCTTCCGAGCTGCAACTGGTCGAGGAGTTACGAACCTAACCGGAGGAGTCTTCGCCGTAGACATCACTACGAACTGGGGACACGGAACGATAGCTTATGCCAACGACATCGAGGACGTTCACGAAACAGAATTAGTCATGTCTTTAGTTAGTCCTACCGAACAACAACTCTTCAATGAGCTAACATCGCTTTATAGTAAACACAGCCCGCGAGCGATAGTGCTAGATGATCGCCAGCTACCTGGTCTAGCTAAGAGACTAAAAAACTCTGGGCTTCCAGTCTGGACACTATGGGCTAAAGAAGTCTCGTCAGCATGCTCGACTGTCTTTGCTATGTTTAGCACCGGCCTCGTTAGGCATAACAGCGATCCCCTCCTGGTCGCACAAATGCCTAACGGGGTCGCTAAATACTCCGGCGAGAGTTGGTTCATAAGTCGTAAGGAATCACTCGGAGACATCGATTCAGTAATGGCAACAGTCATGGCGTTGTATGTTTCATCACGCGCACCACACGCAACAATAGGCGTGTTCTAGTCGGTGGTCTGTGGTATCCTTGACTCCAAATGGCATCTATCTTTGACAGGCTCTTAGGTCGCAACCCAGAAGTTCGCGCAGCCCAGCCAACAATCCCAACAAGACATCCGAGCATAGTCACACCTAGCACGGCACTAAGTCTTACCGCTGTTTATCGCGCCATCCAAATTATCGGAACTCCGATTAGCAAGATGACTATAAACACTTATCGATTCGCTACCGGAGTCGAGCTCAAGGTTGAGAACCCAGTTCTAGTAAACAATCCTTCTTTGGAACAGAACCGAAAAGACTTCTTGTTTCAGACCGTTCTGGATCTAGCTCTACAGGGTAACTCTTACTGGTTCAAACAGTATGGATCTAACGGCCAAGTAAACAACCTAACCATTCTCCCGGCAGCAGCGGTTAGCCCTTCGTGGCCACAGATGAATAACGGCGCAGTAGATTACTCCACAGTCGTTTACGACTACATGGGAACTCGATACACCAAGCGCGAAATCGAGCACCTAAGAATCTTTAGCCAGGCAGGTCAGCTTGTCGGTATCTCTCCAATAGCTTCTTGTTTCAAGGACATCGCTGCAGCCATCGATCTAAGAGATTACGCTTTGAACTGGTTTACTTCCGCTGGAGTTCCAACTGGAGTTCTAAAGACTAACCAGATGTTGAACAAGGCCGAGGCCGATGAAGTAACTAACAACTGGCACAACAAACAGCAGAACCGTCAAGTTGCAGTTCTAGCTAATGGCTTTGATTACCAGCAGATTGCACTCTCACCTAGAGACGCACTATTCACCGAAGTTCAGGATCAGCAGACCCAGGCAATCGCCAGGCTCTTTGGTATCCCTGCCCGGTTGCTTCTAACTTCGATTCCTGGATCTAGCGATACATACTCAAACTTGCAAGATGAGAACCAAGTCTTTTACCGTCATACTCTTATGGCTTACACGGACGCAATCACAGACGCACTTAGCAACTGTCTACCTAGAGGCAATAGAGTCGAGTTCGACTTCGAGCACCTATTTAAGGCAGATGTCGCAGCACGTTACAACTACTACCAGACCGCAATCGCTGCAGGTATCCTAACCGCCGAAGAGGTCAGAACGAAAGAAGGACTAGATGTCTGAAATGATTACACGCGAGTTTCAGGCTCGTTTAGTGGACGCCGAGGAAAGAACTATCGTCGGTCTCGCAGTTCCATACGGTCAGGAAATTGAACTAACCGGAAACCTAAAAGAGCGCTTTGAAGCTGGAGCCATCGAGAGCGTGGATGACGTCAAGTTGTTCTATGGTCACGAAGAGCCAATTGGTAAAGTTATCGAAGGCCGAGACACACCAGAAGGCTATGAGATTATTGCCAAGATTAGCGATACTCCACGCGGAAACGAAGTTTACACATTACTACAGGACGACGTCCTAAATCGATTCTCGGTTGGATTCTTCCCGGTCAAAGACCGGAAGGAAGGTCAAACGATAGTTAGAGAACTAGTAGATCTCAAAGAGGTTTCAGTAGTTCCCTTCCCAGCCTTTGAAGGCGCAAAAATAACCGAAGTCAGAAGCGAATCCGAAGCCGAAGAGGTTGAAGAGATCGTTGAGACTCCTAATGAAACAGAAAGTGAAACAATGGAAAACATTGAACTTGACGTTCGCACCGTTCAGGACGAGGTTGCAGAATTGCGCCGAGTTATCGAAGCAGGTCAGGCCGTCGAAATCGCAGCACCAGCAACACACAAGTTCCGCTCACAAGGCGAGTTCGCAAAGGGTCTTCTAGTTGGAGACGAAGACGCAAAGGCTCTAGCCCGTGCAGCTTCAACTTCCGCAGACGCAGCCGTCCTTCCTCCATTCGTTGGATACCTGGACACTCTAATCAACAACAACCGTCCAACCTTGTCAGCGTTCACACGCGGAGCACTTCCAGCAAGCGGACTATCTGTTGAATACATTCAGATTGACAGCAACACTCTTGCAGTTGGTCAGCAGAGCCCAGAGAACGAAGCACTATCCTTCGGTAACTTGAGCTTCGAAGTAATGTCTGCAGACGTAAAGACTTGGGGTGGCTACACTCAATTCTCAAGACAATACGTGGAGCGCGCTACAATCAACACTCTTGACCAGGTATTCCAGGGCTTGACTATTGCTTACGCTAACGCAACCAACAACGCCGTAATCGACCTTCTACAGAGCCTAAGCTACGTAGGAAAGACATTCGACGCACACACCGACGCTTCAACTGTTGCAAAGGGTATCGCAGAAGGTTCTGCTTACATCTTCAACGCAACTGGTCTACGTCCAGAGTTCATCGTTACTGGTGTAACCGCTTACGTAAACCTAGTATCTATTGGTGCAACCGACGGAAGACTATCCTTCTCGGCTAACAACGACGGAATGAACACCGTTGGATCTGCAAACATTCCAGGTCTATCCGGTTCTTTGTTCGGTCTTCCAATCATCGTGGACCCACAGTTGGGTGCTACCGATTGCTTGCTAGCTAACTCCGCTGCAGTTACTTCATGGGAGTCTGCTGGTTCTCCAGTTCGACTATCATCTGGTGACATCACAACCCTAGAAGATTCTGTATCGGTTTACGGCTACATGGCCGTTGCTGCACAGCGTCAGGGTGCAATCGTTTCACTCCAGACTGTAGCGTAATAGGTCTATAAATGGCTGTGACGTTGGAAGAGTTCCAGGCTTATGTCGGGACGGATGAGACTGTATTCCCCCAGGAATGTCTTACCGCCGGACTTGCTTTAGTGACTAAGTATGTTGGTGCAGTAACTACCGTTCCGGTATCGTTGCACGATCAGGCTGTCCTAATAACTAGCTCGGAGCTCTTCCACCGTCGTTCCGCTCCTAATGGAGTTGCTCAATTCGCTAGCTTCGATGGTGCTCCCATCCGAGTTGCCAAGGATCCAATGAACGCGGTTTACCCGTTGCTTCAAAGATACGTGAGCTATGCAGTATGAGCGAGATCAACGCCACTAAGGTCGAGTTCAAACTTGAATTAGCGGACGCAGGGTTGAATGTTTTGGAATACATCCCGGAACGTATAACCCCTCCAATCGTCATCATAAACTCCGCACAGCCTTACTTGCAGACCGCACAGTTTGGTGAATGGAGTCTAGGACTTGAATTAGTAATGGTAGCTTCTACCGCGACTAACAAGAAGGCAACGGAAAACCTAGACCAGCTAATCGAGGATGTTCTAAACGCAATCGAACCTTTGAAATACGTTCGGATAACTTCGGTAAACCAGCCTTACAATCTACAAACAAATAACGCCGAGTATCTAGCAGCGAACTTATTCGTCCAGCTAGACATCACACTTTAGAAAGGTAGCCATCATGGCAGCTTCAACAAGAATCAAAGCACAAAACATTATCTTCAAAATCGGAGCAACCGACTACGCATGCGACGCTAACATGGTTGAGCTAACTCTAGGGGACGCCCCTGGCGATACTCAAACTTTTTGCGAGGTTCGAACAGGCGGGGAATGGGCATTACAACTTGACGGAATAACTTCCGGTGAGGACACAAGTCTATACCGCGTTCTATGGGACAACTTTGGAACCGAAGTTGCATTCGTAATCGCTCCAAACGGAAACACTACTCCAACCGCTGACACTCCTCACTATGAAGGTGTTGCAGTATTCAACGAGCTTCCACCTCTAAGCCTTACCAGCAACGAGACCGCTCTGTTCTCTGTTACTTTGCGCGTGAAGAACACTCCTCACGACCCAGCAACTAACAAATACTACGGAGTAGAGATCGTAACAGCAGCCTAATCATGGCTTCGTCCGGGATTAAGGTCGCTGGTCTAAATCAGGCCGTGCGAGCACTTCGAGCTATTGGGGTTCCCTCCGCTGAAATTGGAGAGGCTTCCCAAGAAGCAGGAGAGCTTGTAGCTAACGCAGCGCGATCCTTAGTTCCGGTTAGAACTGGAGCTCTTCGTAGCACAATAAAAGCTAAAAAGATAGCAAGAAAAGTAGTAGTTAGCGCTGGTAACAATACGAGAGTTCCTTACGCTAACCCGATTCACTTCGGTTGGAACTACGACAAGAAGAACCTGCAAGCTAAGAACATCAGACCAAGACCGTTCTTTAGTAATGCTTTAGCAAGAACGAGAACACAGGTTTATCAGACATTCTTTGCTAGCATGGAAAAGCTGTTTCAAAAGTATTCAAACCGCAACCCATAGGAGAACACAGAATGAACAAGTTTGATTTCGAGAGTCTGACTCTAGAAGAAGTAGAACTAATCGAGAACTTGACAAACTCGAGTATCGACCAAGCGTTCCAAGATGGCAAGCCTAAAGGCAAAGCCTTATCCGCTTTTGTTTGGGTAGTCCTTAAAAGGAGTAACCCTAACTACAAGATGGAAGACGCTAAGAAGATTAGCTTGAAAGAAGCACTTGAGATGATCAAGGGTGACGAAGAAAAAAAAGAATAAAGGAGCTATCCGCTAAAAGAATGGCGGAGTTCTGTCGGGTTTTCAACGTGAGTCCGTCGGAATACAAAGCTCTCAAGTTGAATGAGTATCTAGCATTCATGAAGACTTTACAAAGGGATTAACATGGCCGGAACTTTAGCTCTAAACGTAGAGATTCTAGGAGAGTTTCAAAAGCTTACCGCTGCAACTAAAGGCGCGGAAGGAAGTCTCCAGGGACTCAATAAGACGGCTGCTGGTATCTCCGCTGGATTCAACAAAGCCCTCGGCGCTATCGGTGTTGGATTCTCTCTCAACTTCCTAAAGAACGAACTCGAGCAGGCTTCAAAGGCTGCCATCGAGGACGTCAAGTCTCAAGAACTTCTATCTATTGCCATGATCAACACAGGCAACGCAACCGAAGCAACGGTCAAACAGGCCGAAGACTCTATAAAGAAAATGCAACTACAGTCTGCAGTAGCGGATGACATTCTACGTCCTGCATTCCAGAAGCTCTTCATCTCAACTAACTCCGTTACAGAATCAAACAGACTTCTTCAAATAGCCCTTGACACCTCCGCCGCAACTGGTAAAGACCTAGACACAGTAACCCAAGCTATGGCCAAATCCCTTGAGGGTTCAAACACATCTCTAAACAAGTTGGTTCCGTCTCTAAACGGGGTCGAAGATCCAATGAGCGAGCTCGAGAGAACATTCAAGGGTGCAGCAGAAGCAGCAGCAAACTTAGATCCATACCAAAGAATGAACATCGTATTCGGTGAGATTCAAGAACAAATCGGTATGGCCTTGCTTCCACTACTACAGGACTTCTCAACTTGGCTAGCTACTCCAGAAGGTCAGGAAAAACTCCAAGGCGTGGTAGATGGAATCGTAGACATTATCGAGAGCCTCGTTGAGTTAGTTGCCTGGGTAGATGACAACCAAGACTGGTTAGTTCCAATGGTTATAGCAATCGGAGCAGTCACTACAGCCTGGAACGTTGCAACCGCAGCAGTAAACACATTCAAAGCAGCAGCAGGACTATCGGCAATCGCCGGGGTAAGCACAGCCGTTGGAGCTGGAACTGTTGGAAGTTTGGGCGTCGCGGGAGCTGGAGCAGCCGTTGGTGGATTCATGCAGGGTGAAGCACTAGCCCAGCAATCTAGAATCTACGCAGGAGACGGTTATCAACAGGGAGGCAGACTCTTTGGAGACGCATTCCAATCAACTTCTATAACTAATAACATAAACGTAAACACAGACGCAACAGCTCAACAGATAGCGGACGCAATCAACAGAGCTAACAGAGCAAGCGGAACGAACCTAATCAGACGATGATTCCAGACTTCAAAATAGATGAAAACCTCAAGGTTGAATTTCTAATCCCGGATGAAAGTAGCAACTCTTTCATTCTTGGTATCAGCTTTCTTGGTGGATCTAACGTTCTTGGTGGAGTAGGTGAGTTTGTAATAAACGTATCTCTTCTAGGTGGAGATGACGTTTTAGCCCCAAGCTCCGGTCTTAAGTGGCAAGAAGTAACTTGTTCAACCGCTAGGGCAAGTATCTCGGTCGGTGGAACAATCGAAGACTCCGTATTCTTCCAACCAGCTCCGGCAACCGCTAATCTAACTCTTCAAACTTTTGAACTAGATCCAACCGTGAACAAAAGCATTCGGGCTGGAACGAAGATAAGAGTTAGAGTCGAAAGCGTGGACGTAGATCGTATTGTCTTCCAGGGATACATCGACACTATTGAAGTTACTTACCTACCTACTGGTCAGAACGTAATTGAGATAACAAGCTATGACGCCTATAAGACTTTGGTAAACTCTAGGTTCCGTGTTTGGGATACAACTCCACTGGGAGCTTCCGCAACTACCGATGAAATCTTTGAACTCGTGGCCATCGAGAGCGGACTAGGTCTATCACCATTTTCCAAACCACTCGAAGGACTTATTCCAACTACGAGCGAAAGCAACGTCTTAGTTAGCTCGGTTGTAAATGAAGCGCTTCAAGTCGCACTTGCGCTTATCTGGGTAGATCAGGATACAGAACAAATTGTTGTAACTCCGCGTCCACTAAATACGGCAACTACATATACTCCTGGCGAAATAGTAAATACAAACAGAGTTATCTTCTCGACCACGGCTGCCAACGCTGCGCACTTTTCTTTCTTGGGGATTTCTTCAACTACTTCTTGGATGACTGGAATGCCCTATCCATCAACTTACGCGCTTAGAAGAACTAAGAACGCACCTGGTAGCGGAGCATACTCTCGTATTCTAATGACGGTAGTAGAACCAATGCCAGTAGTAGTTGCTGGTCAGACTTACACATTCTCCGCTTATCTAAATTCTCAATTCTCATGCAACGCTTATCTTGGTTTGAGCTGGACAGATGAGTTTGGAACATTCATAGGATTGGTATCCGGAACTGTAGCTACTCTTCCTGCAAATACCACTCAAAGAAGAGAAGTAACCGCAACAGCTCCCGCTGGTGCTACTCGAGTAGTTGGAAGAGTTTACTACACTAGTTCTGGGGCTGTGGCTGGTCAGTATATTGATTTCAGTTCTCCAATGATTGAACAGGGAAGCGCTGCACAGACTTACTTTGATGGAAACACAATCGATGATCCGGGGCCAGGTTTTGTTTACGAGTGGACTGGAACCCCAGAACAATCATCTTCTGTGAAGAAAGTGCTACTACCAGATCCAATAACCGGGTATTGGATTATTGGTAATGATCACGAAAGCGAAGACCATCTTTGCATGAGTCAAATAAACGTGTTCTCCGACGCGGACGCACTCTATAACTCTCTAAACGTAGAACTAACTTCTGATCCTCTAATCTTTGTGACTCGTAAGAACCAGGACTCCATAGACTTGTATGGTGAAGCTGCTATTGACTTGGCAATAAACACCACGGACTCAACAGAACTAAACCTTTGGGCGGATAGAGTATTCGTTCAAAATCCAGACAACTTGGTAAATCAAGTAGTTACTCCATCAATAGACAGACTGGGAACTCTTACCGAAGCAGCAGTGTTTACACCGGGAATGACAGTAGGTATCAGCTATACTAATAGCCAGTTGAACATCGTTGGATACTACACCATAATCAAAGTCTCACATACAATAGATCCAGACAACTGGTTCACAACACTCGAACTATGGAAGGAAGCCTAGTGGCTTACAAAGTATTTTCAAACGGAAGCGTTCTGCAAGCTTCCGAGATCAACGACAACTTAATGAATCAATCGGTTATCGTATTTAGCAACGCGTCAGCCAGAGCTGCAGCTATTCCATCGCCAGTAGAAGGAATGCTTACATGGCTAGAAGACGTAAATCGTTATGAAAATTACAATGGAACATCTTGGGTTCCCCTATTAGGTAGAATACTTCAAGTTGTTTCTACTACTAAAACAGATACTTTTTCTACAACCTCGACAAGCTTTGCAGACATTACTGGATTAAATGCTACTATCACACCTCTAGCAACCACTTCTAAAATACTTGTAATGTGCAACGTTTATGCTTCTACTCCAAGCACTAATACAACGCATTACGGTTTATTAAGAAATGCCACTGACATCGCCCGTTCAACTACAGCAACAAGTGTTAATGCTTCTGCTTTTTTAGCTGACATGGGAACAACTCAAGGATTTAACCTAGCTATCTCATTCTTGGACTCTCCAGCGACGGTTGCTTCAACGGTTTACAAACTTGCTATGAGACAAAACAGCGGAGGAACTGGATACATAAATCGACGCACAACAGATAACTCCTTTGGTGGAGTTTCAACTATCACTCTTATGGAGGTGGCAGGCTAATGGATTTAGCAATTATTTTATCTACAAAATACGTTGGTGAAGAATGGATTCTAGATGGGGACTCCTACGAAGGTTTAACTTGGCTAAGTGATTCGACCAAACCGACTCAAAAAGAACTAGAAGGACTTTGGAAAGAAGTTCAATCGGAACTCAAAGCTAAAGAACAAACAAGAATTGACGCCAAAGCTTCCGCAATCACTAAGTTAAAATCTTTGGGATTGACAATAGAAGAAGTCGAGGTAGCTTTCGGGCTAATTGAATAATGACCGAGGAGAAGACAAGCTCGGTTCGCATTACTCAAGGCGACATCTACAAGAAGCAGCTCGAGCATGGGGACATACTAATCAAGGTTCTGGAAAAGCTAGATCACCTGGACGACGTGCCAGACCGCATTCGTGAAGTTGAACTAACCCTAGCTAGACTTGCTTGGGTAGAGAAGATTGCTTACACGGGGCTAACCGCTGCAGTAATGGCACTAATTGGCTTGCTAATAAACTCGATAGGAAAATAATGACAGATTGGTATCCCAAAGTATCTGCAGTAATTGATAACGGCTTTGGTGGATCTCGAGCTGGCAGGAAAATAAACGGCGTAGTCATTCACCACGTAGCCGGAACTAATGGCCTTAGTTACGTTGCCAATACGAATGCCCGTAACTCACATCCTACATACCACATCGCCAATTCTGGAGCTGTGACTGGAATAGTCCATCCAGATCGTAGACCCTATTCAACCGCTGGAGAGCCAGATCCTAACGCTGTAACTTTCGAGATTGATAACTCATCTGTTGGAGGAGATTGGCCAGTTTCAAGTTCTGCACTTGACGCACTTATAGACGTAATTGTTTACCACGCCAGTCAGTCCCCAAGAGCTGGTCAAGGCTTCGCTCTAAATGACAAGGCTAGAGTCCAGTCCGAGTTCTTTATTGCCTGGCACTCTCAATACAAGGCCACAGCTTGCCCGGGATCATTCCTAATGTCACAGCTTGACTACATCGTAAGCGAATGCAACAAGCGAGCTTCTGGTAAGCCGTCGGTTCCGTCGGTTCCGTCGGTCTCTACAAGTAAGCCTAGACTTGGCAAGTGGCTAAGAAGAGGATCTACTGGAGACAACGTTCGCTATCTTCAAGCAGCTCTCGGAGGACTAAAGGTCGATGGTATCTTTGGAGCTCTTACGGAAAAAGCAGTTAAGAAGTTCCAGAAAGAACAAAAGATTCAAATCGACGGCGTAGTTGGTTCTCAAACTTGGTCACGTCTCCCATAATCGAAAGGCAATAATGTTCAACTATTCACCAGAAACTCGCAAGGCAATCTACGGAGTTATAGCTTCGGTTGTTCCGCTTCTAGTAATCCTTGGTCTACTAAACGAAGAACTAGCACTACCAATCCTTGACGTAGTTGCAGCACTTCTAACCGTTGGCGGATCAGTTCTAGCAATCAAGAACGTCCCTACCAAGTAATGTCCTAACCGCTTACTAAAATAGCGGTCATGGAGATAACACAGAAAATCGAAGCCCTAAGAGCTGGAAGGTTCTTAGGCACGTTTGAGCATGGCTCTAAAGAATGGCACGAAGCCCGGAAGGGTATCGGCGGTTCTGACATCGCTTCCGTTATGGATCTAAACCCCTGGAAGTCTGCCTACACACTTTACTGTGAAAAGACCGGGCTAATCGATTCCAACATCGAACCATCTATGCCAATGAAACTAGGCACGGCATTCGAGCCAGTCATTAGGCAGCTATTCCAAGAAGCTAATTCAGATTGGCTAACCGTTCACGAGACCGGAACTTGGGCAAGCCTGGAAGACCCTCGAGCCGTAGCCAACGTAGATGGCATAATCGAGTGGAAGAACGGGAAGCTCTCCGTCCTAGAGATCAAGTTCACTAGGCAGTATTGGGATGAACTACCAGAACACTATAACCTTCAAGTTCAACATTACCTCTGGGTTCTAGGTCTAGACTCGGCTATGGTCGTAGCGGTCGCAGGAGGCGATTGGAAGGAGTTTGAGGTCGTTCGGGATGATTCCCTTATAGAGACCATGAAAACCCGTCTACGGGCATTCTACGGCTTCCTAGACTCTAAGACAGCCCCAGACTACGACGGAAGCGATTCTACTTATGAGACCGTTCGGGAGCTATCCGAAGGTATCGAGGAAGGCGAGCTGGAACTGGGATCTATGTGGTCAAATCTTCTCCAGGCAAAGCTTGAGTTCGACCAATGGGATAAACAATTCAAGGCACACAAGTCCGCGGTGCTTGCATTCATGAACGGGACTAAGTATGGTCTGTTTCAAGGTGAAAAGGTTATCGCTTTACAAGCCCGTAACGGCAAGCCATTCATCACATTTAAGTAGGAGGAAAACATGGGTTTCGACCTAAGCAATTACGAGCCAGTTTCAGAACGTATTCAGAAGTTCTGGAAGACGTATCCTAACGGCCGTATCATCACAGACATAAAACTAATCAATGAGCAAGAAGTTGTAGTTCAAGCTTCCGTGTTTACTGATCGCGAAGACCCTAGACCTGCAGCCGTAGATTGGGCACAGGAGACTCGAGGATCCAGCAACATCAATCGTTCTTCATTCTTGGAGAACTGTTCAACTTCTGCCATCGGTCGAGGACTTGCAACTCTAGGACTATCAGCTTCAAAGAACCGTCCTAGCCGTGAAGAGATGATCAAGGCAACCAGGGACTCCCGGAACTACATCGAGGAGGCTTCGGAAGCTGCAGCCAATAACGATCTTGAAACTCTAAGGGTTATCTATAGCACGGCACAGAAGTCACAAGTTGATAACGATGTTCTTGAAGCAATCAAATCTCTCGCAGATTCGCTAAAGGCCAAGTAAATTGGAAAGGGCTAGTAGCCACAGAAAACTACTAGCCCGACGCGAAAGCGTCACCCAACCACGATGGGCTTCATAATTATAGCTTAGGAAGGCGCAGGATGTCCCTAGAAGCGTTATCTGCAGTTCTGCACCACTCACACAGCACAGGCACGTCTAGAGCCGTTATGGTCGCTCTGGCGTGGCACTTAGGAGATGACCCAGAAGAGGGTTGTTATCCTTCACAAACTCGCCTGGCTAAATTAGCCGGGTGTTCCGTTAGACAAGTTCAACGCAATCTCCAGAAGCTAGTCGAGCTAGGGGAAATTGAAATGTCGCAGCATGACGGAATCGGGTATCGGTTCGACCGAATCACAAATCGATACTGGATCACTATTGACTGTTCCGAGGGTTGTGACGGCAGTTTGAGTCATAATCTACGGGGCGTCAAAAAAGGCAAAACGGGACGGCGTTTAAGACTAGTCGGGGTGTCACCCACGACGTCACGGGACGGCGTAGATGTCGCGTTAAAGTTAACTAATAATTAAC